GATAGAGTGTTGGTTACTGGCGGCGGCGGTGGTCAAGGTTTAAATGCTTCAAATCTTTCACATTTTGGAGGCGATGGTGGCGGTTTAATTGGCGAAGGCGTTACAGACCCATATCATCAAGAATATGCACCTACAGGCGGAACTCAAACCGAGGGAGGATATTCAAATGGCTCTTTAGGGCAAGGTGGACTAGGGTTAGTTAACGGTGGTGGCGGTGGCGGCGGTTACTACGGCGGAGGTGGAGGCAGTGGTCTGTCAAGTAATTATTATGTCGCTGGAGCGGGGGGCTCATCATATTACGGTGGAGCTAATGGATATATCCCAACTAATCCATCTACCGAAACCGGTGTAAATACCGGAAATGGTTATGCTGTTATAACCCTAATACCTCAGTCAAATGCGGCGGCTGTAAATATTCAGGGACAAAATAACTTGATTGGATTAAACCTTTTTACACCTACCGACACATTAGAAAATTGTTTAAGAATTGGCACTACTAATGGAATTAAAGCTTTTAAGTTAGTTGATGTTGATAATGTAAATGCTTCTCCATTGAGAGTTAACACTTGCAACGGCATAAAGGCAATTAGTTTAAGAATGAATTATTGAGGTGAGAAAGTTAAATAAGCATAAGATTTGAAGTTCAAATATAAAATACCAAACTAAACGATTAAAACAGGAGGGTTTATGAAAAATATTATTAATACAATACAATTAATATTTACAGCCATCGGTGGCTACTTGGGTTATATTCTCGGTGGACTTGATGGCTTTCTTTATGCTTTGATTATTTTTGTAGTCATTGATTATATAACAGGATTGATGGCAGCAATTGTAGAGCGTAAGTTGTCAAGCGAAATAGGATTTAGAGGCATCTTTAAAAAGGTGCTTATTTTTTTACTTGTTGCTGTTGGAAACATAATTGATAGTAACTTGATTGGAACCGGGAGTGGTGTAAGAACAGCTGTAATATTCTTTTATATTTCAAATGAAGGAATTAGTATTATTGAAAACTCCGTAACTATCGGATTACCTGTGCCACAAAAGCTTAAAAACATAATGGCTCAATTAAACGCTGATGGAGATGAAAACAAATGAATCTACAAAAATTAATTTTAACTAATAATGCCTGTTATAAAACAGGTAGAACAATTATACCGAAAGGCATTATGGTTCACTCCACCGGAGCAAACAATCCTTATTTAAAGCGATATGTGGGACCAGATGATGGACTTTTAGGGAAAAATCAATATAACAATCATTGGAATCAAGATAAGCCAGACGGAAGACAAGTATGTATTCATGCTTTTATTGGAAAGCTTGCTAATGGAATAATTGCTACCTATCAAACATTACCGTGGAATCATCGAGGGTGGCACGCAGGAGGAACTGCAAACAATACTCATATAGGATTTGAAATTTGCGAGGATAATCTTACTGACACCTCGTATTTTTCTGTTATATATAAAGAAGCCGTTGACCTATGTGTGTTTCTTTGCAAAGAGTTTGATCTCACTGAAAAGGACATCATTTGTCACAGTGAGGGTTATAAGCTTGGTATTGCCAGTAATCATTCGGATGTAATGCACTGGTTCCCGAAACATGGAAAGAATATGGATACTTTTAGAGAGGATGTGAAAAAAGCCCTCTCTCCTCCCCTTCCCTCTCCCACTAAAAAACTTTACAAAGTTCAAGTAGGCGCATATTCCAAAAAGGGAAATGCTGAAGCAATGCTATCTAAAGTCAAAGCTGCAGGATTTAAAGATGCTTTTATCAAAATTGAATAATTTACTACGGATTTGACCCTTCACTGTCCTTTAGATAGTGAAGGGTTTTTCTTTTTCCCCTCTAAGTACACAATATTGGAGGAAATGAAATGACTGATATGCAAAGTAGGCACGTATCTCAGGAACAATTACAGCATGAGTATGATTATTTTCTTGCTCAGCAGATATTAGTGTCAATGTTAAAAAACTACATGATTACAGAAAATGAATTCAACAAAATAACTAAACTAAATCGAATATCTTTCTCCCCTGCGTTAGCTCAGATTATGTAATAAAGCCCTTGCTATTACTTATATTCAGAGGTAATATACGACACTAACAAGGAGGTGAGAATTTGAAAAAGGTAACTAAAATCGCACAAAACTCAGCTGATTTTAATTCACAGCAGAAACTGCGTGTTGCAGCTTACTGCCGTGTATCTACCGACAGTGATGAGCAGTTGGTTAGTCTTGAAGCACAGATAAAGCATTACGAATCCTACATCAATGCAAATCCTGAATGGGAATTCGCGGGTCTTTATTATGATGAGGGCATAACAGGTACGAAAAAAGAAAAGCGACCTGAACTGCTTCGTATGATTGCCGACTGTGAAGACAGAAAAATAGACCTGATTGTAACGAAGTCAATCAGCAGATTTGCTCGAAACACAACTGATTGCCTTGAACTTGTGAGAAGGTTGATTGACCTTGGCATCTTTATCTATTTCGAGAAAGAAAACATCAATACAGGGTCAATGGAAAGCGAACTCATGCTGTCAATCCTATCTGGACTGGCTGAAAGTGAGTCAGTATCTATCTCTGAAAACAACAAATGGTCAATAAAGCGTAGATTCAAAAATGGTACATATAAAATTTCTTATCCGCCCTACGGTTACGATGTAGTAGATGGGAAGTTAATTGTAAATGAATCTCAAACTGAAATCGTCCGCTTTATATTCTCTGAGATTTTATCTGGCAGGGGCACCCAAAAAATTGCGAATGAACTGAACAAGCAAAACGTACCACCTAAAAAATGTTGTCACTGGACTTCAACAACTATTTTAGGGATGGTCAGTAATGAAAAGTACGCCGGTGATGCCATCTTCCAAAAGACCTATACTGATACAAACTTTAACCGCCACAGAAACTATGGTGAGAACGACCAATATTTAATTACAGGTCATCATGACCCTATTATAAGCCATGATGATTTTGAAGCCGCTCAAGAAGTTATCGGACAACGTGCTAAGGAAAAAAATATAGAGAGGCAGAATAAAAAATACCAGAGTCGCTATCCTTTCTCAAGTAAAATTATCTGTGGTCAATGTGGTGGAACATTTAAACGCAGAACCCATTCAAGCGGAAGGCATAAAATTGCTTGGTGCTGCTCCACCCATATTTTAGATATTAAAAAATGCTCTATGAAATACATCTTTGAATTTGATTTTGAATACGCATTTGTAACTATGATAAATAAGCTCATCTTCGGACATGAATTAATTCTTAAACCACTGCTTATAAATCTACGCAGTATTAATTACGATGACAGTCTAATAAACATTCAAGAGCTTGATAAAAAACTCGAAGAAAACACAAAACAGCAAAATGTATTAGTCAGCCTAATGACCAAAGGTTATCTTGAACCTGCAGTTTACAATAAGAGCAACAATGAACTATTGCAAGAAGCAGAACGACTTCTTCATCAAATAGAAGCTTTAAAAAAATTCTTGAATAACGATACTCAGCACTTAAGCGAAGTCAGCGAACTGCTTCAGTTTACTACAAAAGCAAAGTTCCTAAATAGTTTTGCCAAAGACATTTTTAATCGCTTTGTTGATAGGATTATTGTATATTCCCGAACAGAGATTGGATTTGAATTAAAATGTGGAATTACACTAAAAGAAAGGCTGGTGAGTTAGATGAGCCACACACCATTTGGATACCAAATTAAAAACGGAAAAGCTGTAATTGATAATGAAGCAGCTGAGCGGATTAAGACTTTGTTTCATTCCTATTTGTCTGGTGATTCGTTGGCTACAGCCGCAAAGAAAGCGAACATTAAAGCTTTTCATTCTGGTATCGGCAGAATTCTTCGAAACACCCGATACCTCGGTGATGAATATTATCCCGCAATTATTGATGAGGATACTTTTGCTGCAACTGAGGCTGAACGTATAAAGCGGGCTGAGAAACTTGGCCGCATCCATGAACAAAAAGAAGAAGTAGATATAAACTTCCCCACAGACTTCTATATAAACGAGGCATTACAGCAATTTAACGATCCTTTTCGACAAGCCGAATACGCCTATAGTTTGATAGAAATGGAGGTGCAAAAAGATGGAAGTTAATAAGAATGTAACTGTAATTCCTGCAAGGAAGCACACCCGAAAAAGTAAAGGTGAAGAAAAGCCAAAACTCCGAGTTGCAGCATACTGCCGTGTTTCTACAGACAGTGATGAGCAGGCCACCAGCTATGAAGCACAGATTGAACATTATACGTCCTACATAAAAGGACATCCTGACTGGGAATTGGCGGGTATATATGCTGATGATGGAATTTCAGGTACCAACACTAAAAAGCGTGAGGAATTCAACCGCATGATTGACGAATGTATGGCAGGTAATATCGACATGGTTATTACTAAGTCAATAAGCCGATTTGCTCGAAATACTCTGGACTGCCTAAAGTATATACGTCAACTAAAAGATAAAAATATTCCTGTTTTCTTCGAGAAAGAAAACATCAACTCTATGGATTCTAAGGGTGAGGTTATGCTAACCATCATGGCTTCTCTTGCACAGCAGGAAAGTCAATCACTGAGCCAGAACGTAAAGCTGGGATTACAATATCGCTACCAACAGGGTGAAATCCAAGTCAACTGCGCCCGGTTTCTTGGTTACACTAAAGATGAAAATAAACACCTTGTGATTGTTCCGGAAGAAGCCGAAATCGTTAAACGCATCTACCGGGAATATCTTGAGGGCGCCAGTATGCTGAAGATTGCCCGTGGCTTGGAAGCCGACGGTATTATTAACGGAGCAGGCAATCAAAAATGGCATACCAGCAATATTAATCATATCTTACGAAATGAAAAGTATATTGGAGATGCCCTTTTACAGAAAACATATACGGTTGACTTTCTCACGAAAAAGCGTGTTAAAAACAACGGTATCGTTCCACAGTATTATGTGGAAAACAGTCATGAAGCCATTATCCCGCGTGAAATTTTCATGCAGGTGCAGGAGGAGCTTATCCGTCGACGAATCGTTCATACTAGCCCGAATGGAAAGACCAGAACCTTTAGCAGTAACCATTGCTTTTCCCAAATAGTTATCTGTGGTAACTGTGGCGAGGTTTTCCGTAGAGTACACTGGAACAATCGTGGGAAGAAATCTATTGTATGGCGGTGTGTAAGCAGATTGGAGAACACAGGCTTATTCTGCGATGCCCGAACCGTGTTAGAAAGCACTATCGAGCAAGTACTGGTGACCGCTATCAATAATACTTTGAGCGGGAAGGATGCTTTTCTCTCCACCCTACAGGCCAACATCTCCACCGTTTTAAATAAAGAAAATGACCAAACCTTAGCCGAAATTGATAAGCGGTTGGAAGAACTACAGACGGAACTTTTAAAGTTAGTCACTTCCAATGCCGATTATGATAAAGTAGGCGATGACATTCACCAGCTTCGTGACCGGAAGCAAAAACTACAGGTAGAAAACGCCAACCGCGATGAACTCCGCAAAAGGATAGCCGATATGAGCGCATTTCTAAAGAAGCAACCCACCGCTCTCATCGGATACGACGAGCAGCTTGTCCGGCGGTTGATTGAGAAGGTTACAGTTTACGAGGACAAATTTACTGTGGAATTTAAGTCTGGATTGACGGTGGATGTCGTTGAATAATGTTGAAAACGAGCAAGGCACCCT